CCGCCCAGCACCGCCCCGCCCCCCCCCGCCCCCCCGCGCCCCCGTCACCCCAACCCGCCGGGGCTTATCCCCCCCGGCAACAGCGGGGGCGCGCATCGCTTCACCACACGCGCAAAACACCAGATCTCGAAAGGATATTTTCACATGCTAAAGCCGCACCAAAACGATCACTGGGAACGCAACAACCCTGAACCCGCATTCGATATCACCGCTTTGAGCTGGGAGGAAACCCGAAATTGTGGCGAAATCGAGGTGGAAATCACAGCCAACCTTGAAGATCCGCATCTCTACTGCATCACCCGGGAACTCTGCGCCGCCCCACCGGCGGACCCTGATAGTGAAAACGATAACATGGTGAGGCTTCGGGTGCTCACATACCTTGATTACGAACAGCCGGAACCCCACGCCGATATCCTCGTAACCGCAGGTCGTAAGCATTTTTGCAGTACAAGCAGCCGTGATTGGCCTGTACTAGATGCCCTCTTTGGCCGAATCGCATGGAAAAAATTTGCCAACAACTATGCCACCGAAAACGCTTCTGACTGGGATTTTGACGAAGAGTAATAGTAGAAGCGCCTAAAAATTCCCCCACCAGGTGAAACCAGGTGGGGGATGCGAGCTGCAACCCAGATATTCACAATAACAGGAGTAGAAAGGACTCTACCATGTACTTGATTCACCCACGAAAAAAGGGCCTTCCCACATACATCCACGAGGATTTCGACACTATCGTAGCCATGCTCACTGCCTACGGAGCGCGCCGGGGCTACCGGCTGCCAGAACCGCCGGAGCATGATAACGCCCTCACTGATTATGCCGCCGCCTGCTACAACATCGCACCCTCCCAGCTGATCGTTATCACACCATCCACACCGCAGCTTGCAGAGCTATACGGCAAAAGCCGCTATTTTGACACCTTGACCAGGGAGGTCCAAACCACCACCGCCGAACGCGATGCCCTGATCCGGGAGCTGGCAGCTTCCGGCACGCCAAACACCCATTTGGCAGAGCTCACCGGAATATCACGCGAACGAGTGCGGCAAATAATTAGTGCTGCCAGCTAGCCGCTTGACCAGCCCAAACCCCACCATTTCACCCCCACGCCACCCCCGCTACGCAAGGGTACTTGACAAATAAGCCGGGGGTTTGTATACTTAAAATCATCAGGCAGACGAGAGGGAACAATCCCTCCACCTGATCCAAGATTGGAGAAACGCCATGAGCAACCAGCTCAAAACCTATGACCTCGAAGCCCTAGCCTGGTCGGAAACCGGGACCGATATTCAGGGGCAGCTGTACTGGAATGCAGTTCGCCCGGACCCAGACCATGAGGAAATCGCTATCAGCATCGTGCGATACACCGAGAACCGGGAGCCGTATTCTGATGATCCACCCGCAGGCACAGTAGAGCTTAGCTACCTCAATGGTGGCGCTCTCTACACCAGCCTTGAGGATCCAGAGGAAATCACCGCGATTTTCGGTGAGGGATGGCGCAAATTCCTAGAGCAGTGGTAATCCTTCTATTGCCGCTCTGACATAAAGCAAACCCCACCAGGGAAAACCTGGTGGGGTTTCGTCATATCCCATATTGTAGGCTACGCCACACCAGCTATACTAACATCTGGGACTCGCACCAGGCGCCACTGTATATACCAAAACCCCCGCCATTATTAGCGGGGGGATTGGAGAAACACGATCCATGGTACCACACGCACCGCCACGGGGGGGAAATGCCCAGCAAATGTTTACATATCACTTGCCATCTACCGGCAATCGCCAATGATTCGGCAAGCCTTGGGCTCTGCGCCCGCCACCACCAGGAGTTCCTGAGCCGCCGATTACCACCAGCGCCACGAGGTGGTACTGTGCCTATCGCTCAGGCGCTGGAGCTGCTGGCGAAGATCGTTCCGCTTGATCTCTCGCTCCGGGAAATAGGGAAAATCGTTGGGCTTCCCAAGGACACCATTTGGCGTATCAAAGGGCTTCGATCACGATATGTTCGCAGGCCAACGTGGGAAAAGCTGCAAGCGTCGTACGCAACCAAGCTGTACCTAGAGGGGCTGAGCCATGGGCAAACAGCGTAACGTGAGAAAAGTCACACATCAGTATCGTGAGCGAGTCAAACGAGTCAGAAGGCAGCTAGAGCGTGACCCCTCGAAAGCTGTTTGCTGGATTTGCGGTGACCCTATCGACATGAACCTACCGACATCCCACCAGATGGCTTTCACGCTCGACCACATTATCGCACTCGCCACCGGCGGCGGCTTGATGGGTGAAACCCGCCCCGCACACCGAAAATGCAACTCTGAACGATCAGACGGTAGGCGCCGGGCTACTGACACGCTCCTCGATTGGTGAATCGCAAAACCCCAGGTCGCAACCAAACCATGGCGAATTTCCGGGCGGCACCCTGGGGGGTACCCCCCGCCGCCCCGGATCCTCTCACCTCCCGGTAATGCGATACACATTCGCGCCGGGCATGTCGCCTAGGGGTTAACACGAAAAAAATTCCCCTAAAATCACACCGTGTTAAACCTGTAAAACAGCTGATGAAAGCCGAAAACCGCCATTAACCAGTCAGGAGTGGTTAACAGCAATCAGCAACGAAACACCATGAGGGGGAGGCATGAAAAAACCCGCGAAAAACCGGGCAAAATGCGGCACAGTATCCGGCTACCGGCAACACCAACGCCACGGAGAAGAAAGCTGCGAGAAATGCCGCCACGCCGCCGCCGAATACATGAAAGCCCGGCGCGCCGGGCAACCAACCAAGCCAGTCACCACGAAGAAGCGCGGGCGACCCAAGAAAGACAATAACGAATCCACAACGCCGAAGCCGGAAAAGAAAAACGCACCACATCGCAAGAGCAAGAGGGAGTACGACCCCTTACAAGACGGCTATCTACGCGATTCCGGGAAAAAACTATGGCGCGAGATCAAAAGCGCATATGAACTAGACCCCGTAGGGGATATCATCCTCATGGAAGCATGCCGAATGAAAGACCGACTCGACCGGCTAGCCGGCGCCCTATCGTCATCAAGTAGTCTGTGGTTTGAGCTGGGGGACCCAATCGAAACCGCCGATGGGGAGGTCCAAATTCAGGTCGTCGTGAATAACATGATTGCCGAAGCCCGCCAGCTGCAAGCCGCTATGACTATCAATCTAGGGAAAATAGGCGTCCTCAAACCCGCTAAAGCTATCAGTGAATCCAGCAGCATTATGGATCAGCTACAGGCAAAGCGGGCAGCACGCCGGGAAGCTGCGAAGAAGAAAGCCACGATGTCGTGACCACGGCAGTCCTAGAAGCGGATCCAGCGGATCCACGGCTAGAGGTGCCAGAATCTCTATTTAATCCGCGGCATGATGAAGAGATTGGGCAGCAGATCCCACGGTATTTCCATGCTCCGCAATGGGAATCAACCGCCGGGGAAGACTTAGCCGATATCGCCAGCATTGCCGGGCTGGAATTCATGCCGTGGCAGCAAATCGTGGCCAATAACGCCATGGCGGAGGATCCCGTCACTGGTCGGTGGCAAGCGTTTCGCGTATGCCTGATCGTGCCGCGGCAAAATGGGAAAAATGCCCTTGTCAGGGCGCGCCTGCTAGCTGGGCTTTTCCTATTTGGTGAGGAAAAGCTTGTATTTTCAGCCCACCTGTTTAAAACAGCTCACGCTGAATATTTAGCTATCCGGCAGATCATTGAATCCGTACCTGAGTGGATGGATATGGTCGCCCGCATGCCCGATTCGCGGGAAACGGCAATCATCCTCAAGGACGGTCGCCGACTGGATTTCCTATCCCGAGTGCGCACCTCAGGGCGTGGTTTACAGGGTGACCTGGTAATCATTGACGAGGCTTTCGCGGTGTCGGAGGAGCTGATTTCCGACCTGTTGCCGGTCATGGTTACTCGTGAAAATGCCCAGGTTTGGTTCACGTCGTCAACCGGTTTCGACTACTCCACCGTGCTGAAAAACCTTCGTGAAGACGCTACAGAGCGCCCAGAGGAAAATAAGCATTTGGCGTTTTTTGAATGGTCCGTGGATATCAAAAAGATAGATTGGCGAAGCCGAGAAGCTGTTCAAAAGTCCAATCCGTCTTTAGGCTATCTGATTTCGTGGGATTGGGTCCGAGAAGTCGAGCTGTCAATCATGGGTGAAGAGCAATACCAGCGGGAGCGTCTAGGTGTGTGGGCGGATAATTCAGCTGATGCTGTTATTGGTGTTGATTTGTGGGATCGTGCCGTGGTGTCCAAGGAGATTTTCCAGAGTTACCGAGTGAAAAAGCGCTCTCTAGCGTTGGAGATCACCCAGGATCGTTCTAAAGCGTTTGTGGCGGGTGCCGCTCTGCTTAACGACGGTAGGGTAATTGTTGAGATCATCGACGCTCTAAACGGGGTGGCGAAAGTACAGGATCTGCTGCATGCTCTTGTGAAAAAATCAAAGCCGGTAGCGGGTATCGTTATTGACTCATATTCGGGTGCTTCGGCTATGGTGCCGCGGCTATCGGCGGCGGGGATACCGGTCTCGCTCGCCACCACCCCGGGCCCCACCCCCCGCAGCGCCGGTTTCTATGAGCCGCTCCCG